TTATGTTTCACAAAAGAAATATGAACCACGTCCAATGGAGAAAATTGAATCAATGTCAACTCGTGCATTTTTTATGGGACCCACCTATCACTTTATGATTTGGAAGCAATATTATGGTGCAGCACAAGCCCTTTTAACTTTGACTAATGGCGCTGGTCCTTTTAAGATAGGGATCGATGCTTCTTCAATTGAATTTGCCAACTTATACAAATATCTTTCTTCTGTTAGTGAAATTGGCATGAATGGCGACTATAGTGGTTTTGATACTTGTCATCCTGAAGCTTTCTTAGAAAGAAATTCTAGATTTTATAATGCAATTTATCGCGCTACGGATCCTGACTGGAAACCTGAACATGATCATGTGCGAAACCGTTTAGCTCAACAAGAACAAAAACCTCTCGTTTTAGTGAATGGTATCGTCGTACAATGTCCAGGCGGAAACATGTCGGGAGGTCCTGATACTGGTGGTAGAAACAACATTACAGGCTGCGTTAATATGCGTTATTGTTGGAAAATTCTTTCAAGAAAATATGATCCTTCAAAGTACTATGACTATGATAAATATACAATCGATGCTGTGTATGGAGATGATATTGTAAAATCTGTTTCTGAAGAGGTTATGTCTTGGTATAATCCCCAAAATATTCGTGAAATTATAACTTCTCTTGGTTTCAAAATTACTGCTGCTGATAAACATGAAGATTTAATGTTCAAACCTTTAAAAGAACTTACATTTTTGAAACGGAATTTTTCTGATGTCAAAATTACCATTCGCGGGATTGAAAGAACTTATATGGTTGGCGCTTTACAAGATGAAGTTTTCTTTAAAATGTTAAATTGGTGTAAATCTACAAAACGTCGCTTTTTCCGTCGTAACGCTCCTGTTCATTTTGATCGGCAGACTATTGGAGATACAGCTTTAGCTTGTTTGTTCCAAGCTTGTCTCAAAGGGCAGGAGTATTTCGACGATATTAAACAACATTTAATTAATTGTGCTTCGGAATTTCAAATAAAACTTCCTCCTTTACCTCATTTTCGTCAAGCTTTCTTCCAAACATACTTCAAAGAAACTATTCCTCGTGAAACTAATGACATTGAACTTGATGTCAACCATCCTTATTCTCCTTTATTCGTGAAACCTTTCATTTATAATAAAATTGAGTTTAAAACGATTTATCAGTGCTACGAGTATAATAAAATTTTGCTTCATTCTTCTGAAAATAATAATTTAAGAGAAACAGCAAATAAAATCCTCGAGGATTATCAACTTGCAGGAAAATTGGGAAATTCTATAACAGTTAATGATAAATTTAATTCGCGTAGGCTTTTATTAAATATTCTCAAAGCACGTTTCAGTTCTGAACAGTTCTTTATTAATGATATTGACCTTTTTAAAAATCTTCAACATCATCAAATTTTGGGAGGATCTAATAATGAATATGGAAAACTTCTAACTGAGTTTGCCAAGAGCCACCAAATGGCTCCGGAAAGCAAAAAGATAAATAAAGTGAATAAACTTAAAACGTTTGAAAAACGTATAAATCGATACAAATTAAATCTATTAAATAAAGAAGGTCAATTAGACGAAACAAAACTTTTAAATTTCACAAATAAAATTACAAAGTCTTTAAAATGAATGCAGATGGTGGAAATAATCCTCCCATGCCAGAGTTGATTGGCGAACCAGCTACAGGTGCAACTTTTTCGAGCACTGATTCTTCTGGATTGGATGTTCCAGCCATTGCTGGGCGTCCAGCTGCTACTATTGAGGGACCTCGTCATGCCAACGTTAATGCTAGCGATGACATCATGGGGTACCTCAAGAAGCAGCACATTGCTCTTCAACGTTTCACCTGGTCTACAACCCAATTACCTGGCACTCTTTTGGTTTCTATTCCTATTACCCCGTTGCGTGCTAATAATATAATTTCATACCTTTCAGGCATCTTCAATGCTTGGAATGGTGGTTTGGAGTACCAAGCAAAAGTTGCGGGTACTGGTTTTCATGCTGGTGCTCTTGGCATTGCTCGTATTCCCCCAAATCTTGATCCTACAACTTTTAAAACTGTCTCTCAGTTTACTGCTTTCGAATATTCTGTAATTGATCCTAAAACTCTTGAAGCTGTTTCAAAGCATATCCCTGATCAGCGTCCTATTATGTACCATTACATGAATGATGATTTTTCTGATCCTAATAATATTGGTGGCTTTTTCTGTGTCTTTGTTATTCTCCAGTTAAATACTTCTTCTACAGGCACCAATCAGATTGACGTTGAAATTTTTAATAAGCTTGCTCCTGATTTCCGATTCATTCAAGTTGTTCCTCCGAATTTGCCTAATATTCCTGTAACAGATGTAGAGAAATGGTCTGTTTTATTCGACTCTCCTGGTTTGCATTCACATGCACTTTTTGACTTTCCTGTTTCTCAGATGCGCATTGAAACTGCTACAACTGTTTCAAATGCAAGAACTGGTATGGTTAATTTGGCTGGTACAGTCTTTTCCGATCCTCCTTATACTACGCTCAATACCACTCCTTTGTTAGGACGTGGTTATCCTTGGTTTTCTAGTTCTGCTACAAGTTTAATACCTTCCATTGGTGACAATGTTTTAAGACCGTATCAAATTGTTATTACTAATACTGGTGCTTATTTCTCAAGAATTTTACAGTCTGGAATTGTCAATGCCACTTCTCCTGTTAATTTTACTGCTGCTTCAACTGTTACTGGAGCTGTTGTTTCTACTAATTATTATTTGATCCCGAATAATTCCGTTGCTTGCACTGCCACCTTTGGATCTACCCCGAATATTGCTCCTCCTGCTGGTGAGTCTTTGGTTACTTTTTCTTATGGCAGTGGTCTTTTAGCCACACCTTTTATGTTGACTACTACGTTTTTGGCTGAGATGTTTTTAACTAGACGTTTTGTTATAAATAGTAATGAGGCAGTTCTTTGCCAACTCTTTTCTCGCACTACTGGTCTTCCTGTTGCTTTTATTAAAATTTATTATGGTGGTTATATAACTTCTAATGCTCAAGCTACTGCTGTCAATTTGAACTTTACTGATTTGCGTCTTGAATTTGTTTCTTATATTCAAGCAACCACTCCTATTCCAAGTTTGACTTTGTCTATGCTTCAGTCCCTTCAAGCAATTCGTCTTCAGGCTTTGCTTGATCGTACTCACCAGTTACATCTTGGTGATTAATTTAATCTTTTACACCTTTCGTGAGGGTAAGACATTCTTTTAAATGTCACGATAGCAAAAGCTATTTTAAAAGAAAATATAAAGCAAATTCAATGTTAGATTTCTTCGCAAATTGGTTTGGCTCTAAGACAGTCAACGA